ATGGAACAGCTTTACACAGTAGATAAATACTTTGTTACTGAGCAAATTTTCAATGTGCTAGGTCTTAATATCATTGTTACAGATGATGTTATTATTAAAGCTTTACAAAGCTTGCCAGAGTGCAAACGAGATATTATTCTTCTTTCTTATTTCTTAGAATTGTCTGATAGATAAATAGGTGATAAGCTTAATATGTTTCTTTCTACTGTTCAGTATCAAAGAACAAGAACTTTGCAACAGATGAGGATTTACTTATCAAAATGTATATTAAGCAGAAAAAAATAGAAAGCTATGCGGTAATTGTTATTGTAATGACTATTTGGAGTTTATATATGTCAATGAGCTTGGTGAAAGAATAAAGTCAAGGTATTTGACACAACACTTCCTAATTTTATTGAAAAACAATAACTTAAGGAGAATTAGATTTCATGATTTAAGACATTCTTGTGCCAGCCTCTTATATGCCAACGGTGTCAGCTTGAAAGATATACAGGAATGGTTAGGGCATAGTGACATCTCAACGACTTCAAATATCTATACCCATTTAGACTATAGTAGCAAGGTTTCTTCTGCTAATGCAATTTTGCCTGTATTTCCATCAAAGCAATCAGAGTCACAGGTAGAAATTAAAAGTGACGAGGAAATGCAGGCAATAAAAAAACTCTCTAGTACAAACTAAAGAGTTTCTAAAAATGGTGCCGGTGGTGCGACACTTAATCTACTCGCACCATCCTGCGGTGCTCTTACAAAAAAATCTATTTCATAAGTTTCTTTACCTATTCTAATTTCATTAATGAAAGTCGGTACTATTCTTTTAAGGTTTAATCTTTTATCTAAATCTTCTTTAATATTTAGTAACCATTTTTTTAATTCATCTTCAGGTACACTTACTTTTACATTAACTATTTTAATTCTATCTTGAACAATTTCCCTATAACTTTCTAACTGTTCAAGCTTTTTGCCTAATTCTAAGGAGCCTATACCTTTGACAATCAAGTTAATAATATTTCCAATTTCTTCATTTGTTTTTTTAAGTTCATTTTCCAAATATTTTAATTCTCCTGGAGCCTCTTCTTGAGTTTCTAATATATATTTGTGCATTTTTTCTAGTAGATCATCTATATTAGAAAATATTAGATTATTTAACTCATTCAATACTTCTTCTTCAATGACTTCACATCTAATTGAGGTACTGCATCCAGTACACCTGTAATAAAAATATCTGTCTCCACCAGCAACTCTTCTTTGAGAATGCCCGGTCATTTTTCTACCACATTGATTACATACCATTAATCCAGATAAAAAATAATCTCTAACAGTTTTAGGTTTTCCTCTTCCTTTTGCCCTTTTTTTGAGATCCTCCTGAGCCATATTAAACACCTCCATAGTAATTATATTGGGTATAGCATTTTCAATCCGAATTACTTCGCTTTGGGGCTTATATTCCTTTACATTTCTTTTGCCATCATCCCCATATTTTCTTGAAGTTTTATTAAATTCATAGACTCCAATGTACTTTTCATTTTTAAGTATGCCTGGAATTGAATTAAATACAAATTTCCTTCCTTGTTTATTTTTGTATCCCTTAGAGTTTAATATGTTAGCTATTTCTTTATATCCAGTTCCATTTAAGTATAAATCAAAGATTTCTTTTACTATATATGATTCTTTCTCATTAATTACATATTGCTTATCTACAATATCATAACCAAGAGGGGGAGTGCCTCCGTTGAATAGTGCTTTAGACGCATTTACTTTCATACCCTTCATTACCTCTACGGCAAGGTTTAAAGAGTAATATTCAGCGAATGATTCTAACATTCCTTCCATTAAAACACCTTCAGGAGAATCATCTATGGCTTGTGTAGAATAAACTACTTTGACACCATGTTTTTTCAATGTATGCTTATACATTGCAGAGTCATATCGATTACGAGCAAATCTGTCTACTTTATGAACTATAATTAAATTAAAGTTCTTATTTTTTGCATCTTGTATCATGTTTTGGAAATCTTCTCTATTATCAGTCTTGCCAGTTTCAGCTCTATCTATATATTCCTTTACAATTAGTATGTCATTTCTAGCAGCATATTTTCTGTTATCAGAAAGTTGAGCTTCAACAGATTCTTCTCTTTGATGCTCTGAACTAAATCTAGCATAAGATGCAGCCTTTAACATTTGTAATCACCTCGTGGGGATATTTAATTTTAATATTTTGTAATAATAATACAATAATTGCATATAATATAGTGTACTATAGGTTTTGACATTTTCTATAATAAATGTTATACTATAGATACAGTAAAGTTAACTCGTGATGGATAAGGCTGGGTTCCCGAATGGGAGTAGGTGATAAACCGAGAATTCCTTTGCCCCTGGGGTTAACTTTTTTCATTTATTCTATTTTTAAGATGCTGAATAATGTTTTCAGGGTCTTTTTTTATTTCTGAATATATTAATTCAATGGTTGCTTGACTATAAGAATATGAAGGTTGTTGGTGTACAGCATATTCATAGCAATACTTTATATCATCTTTTAGATTGTAAAAATCTGTAAACAATCTAAAATGATACATATTAAAAGTGTTTTCCATACCGTTTTTAGAACTTAGACTTATGAAGTTTAACTTATCTCTTTTTATCCATTTGTTTATAATTACAATACATTTACTTGCTGTATACTTATGTGTTTCTTTTGGGTCTCTAATATCTTTTATTATGAAAGCAGCTTCTTCCGCTGTGTTTACTAATCTAAATTCTGCTGATGCATGTTTTTTATTTTTAGTTAAGCATAAATCATGAACTATGGAAATAGAGAAATTAGGTCCATGTTCATAGGATAATTTGTTAATTTCTTTAGTAGCAGTTAATATTTTGTCTGCCATTTGTTTAGGATATTTAGCTTTTATTTTATTTTCTGTTATTTCATCTATATTTATAGAAAGTGTTAAAAAGTTTTGTGGAACATATGTAGAAATATCTATATCAAAAAAGTCAATTAACTTATTTGAATAATTTAATACACAGGATTGAAATAATGGTACATAAATTTGTTCATATTCTTCAGTAATAAAATGGGTGCTAGTATTTCTAAGTTCAATTATCTTTTCAAGATTAATTCTTAAGGGATCCTTATTATTAGTAAATACTAAGCTAATACATTTTTCTAGTGAAATCGTTCTATTTGGATTATCTTTATAATAAATACTATCTTTGCCCTTAGTCTTAATCAAATGAGATTTCAACATCAACTCCCAGGCATTACATACAAAGAAGCTAAATCCTTCTACGCGATATTTTATAGTTGGTTTGTTATAAATTTCTATACCTAAAATAAAAGCTTCTATACTCTTGTTAATAAGTTTGTCTTCTAAACATTCTGCCACAATATTCCCTCCCATTTATTAAATGTATAGATTATAAATATCTAACTACTTTATCTGCCAAAATATCGGCTTTATCTTCAAGGTATGAATATTACAAATCTATAACTTGTCCAAATCTCAGTTCAATCAATTTTTCAGGAACTTTAAAATATGAACTTAATTGTTTAGTTGTCATATTTTCTATTTCACAGATATCTATCTCGTCATCATCTGGAATTAAAAAATATGCAGCAAATATATCTGCTTGATTTTCGTACCTATCAGTTATGTACAAAGTTTTTTCTAAAAAACATATAGATAGTTCAGGATGGCAAACAACATGTCCTAATTCATGGAAACATACATATTTCTTTTCATTATAATTATCTATATTATTATTTAAGTATATTATTTCTTCTTCCATTATTCTTTGAAAAAAGCCTAATATATTATTACCTAAGTTTGTTTCTATAATTTTTATATCAAGGCATCTACAAAGCTCAAAAGGGTTTCTAGTATTATATAGTTCTAATAAACCATCTTTAATTTCTATTATATCTTGGCACATACGTATTCCTCCCCTGTCAACAAAGGATTTTTTATTTCTTCTCCTTTTGTTTTTTATCTAAAACATATTTCATGCCTAGCTGGAGAGCATTGGCTAGCAGTAATTTATCTTCATCTGTTAACATTTCGCCTTTTAACATTAAGCCTTCTTGTGATTCTATAATTTCTAGTGCATCTTCTACTGAATTTATTTCTTTGTGTGCTAATTTGTCTAAGTTTTTGATTTTGTCTTCTGGGTTTTTTATATCTGTTCTGCCTAGAAGGTAGTCAGTTGAGACATTGAAAAATTCTGCTAATTCTTGTATGAAATCAGCATTAGGTACTCTTAAATTGTTTTCATATCTAGATAGAGTAGCTTTTGTAGTATTTAATATATTTGCTAATTCTTCCAAAGTAACATCCTTTTCTTTTCTTAAATTCCTCATTCTGTCTGAAAAAGTTTCCATTTGAACACCTCTTTTTTAAATTATTATAATACTAAGTTACCAAAAATGAAAGATGAGTTACCGAAAATAAAACTTTTTTACAAAAAAGTATTGACAAGTTACCAAAAATAAATTAAACTGAATATAGTTACCAAAAAGATAACAGAAAGAGGTGTAATATGAAAATGAGAAAACCTAATTTAAGATTAAAAGGATTGAGAGTAACTCATGGGATTCATCAAAAAGATATATCTGAATTGTTAGGAATTGGAGAGACAACATATAACAGAAAAGAAAATGGATTCAATGAGTTTACTGAGAATGAGATATTTTTGATATGTAATTACTTTAAAGTAGATCCTAAGGATATTTTTTTTAACGACATAGTTACCAAAACGACAACAAAGGGCTAATAGGAGGAGGTGAGAGTGGGGAGCATTAATCGAAGATAGACGGCGGAGGTGAAATATCAATATGGCAACAGTATATAAAGATAAACTTTCAGAAGAAAAAATCGAACAAGTTTTGAATTCATTACAAGGACTTACGAATAGTCAGTGGAGACTTATTAAGAGCGTTATTGATTATGTCTATAGTGAAAAAGCTGCCAAAATAGAAATTGACAGCTCTGATGAAGTAGAAACTATAAAATCACTATTGAAGCTTTAAGATTCTACTATTTGTATGAAAATGGGGTTGACTCTATATTTTGCATTTTTATAGATTATGTCCACATAGTCCATTTGATACATTGTGTGTTCCTCTTCTTTTTTAAAGGGACTCCATATATCTGCACTTTCTTCCCACCATATGTATGGAGAAGTTCTGCGGACACCCATTTTACAGTCTGGGTCGTCATTTAAGCAGACCCAATTACCAACTAAACAAGCATATACTTTTGTCATTATTAGTCTCTCCTTTCATAAATACTCGGCTTGGCAGAGCCTGTACTTATATTATAGGAGAATATTGGGGGAAAGACAATGAAGTATCAAATAGGAGGAGGTGAGAAGAATGTTACAAGCTAAAAGGCTTATTACCAAGCAAGCAGAGGAAGAATTAATAAATACAATATTGGAATGTGTAAGAAAAAACAATATGACAATTTTAAATCTTAAACAAGTAATGTGTAAAGTTATTAATTATTTGGAATCAAATGCAATTTTAGAAATGGAAGACTCAGACAATGCCAAATCTTCCACCGAAGATTAATAAAAGCTATAGAAGGAGGTGTCTAAACGATGAATATTAAAGAAATTTTTAAAGAAAATGGCTATGAAATTGTAACAGAAGTAGGAATGAAATATTTCAGACTTAAATTTACCGAAGAAAAACTAGAGGAAATGATGAAGAAAAAAGATCTATATGACTATGACATTACTGGATCTTTTAATGTGGAAATATCTGAAGTTGGATTCAATGGATATGGAGGTCTATATATAGTTTTAGATTGTTTAGGTGATGAGCATTTTGAAAAAAGTGAGTGTTTTGATGTCATAGAATACTAAGGAGGTATTTAAGTGGAAGTTTCATTATTAACAATAAGCATTTGCAGACATACAGGAAAAGAATTGAAGAGAGAAATCAAGGAAGTAAGGGAAGTAGATGAAGATGAATTTTATAGACCGTTAGTAGAAGTTTTTGGGGATGCATTTTTAGAGTATTGTAGAAATTCAAAGGAGGTCTAAATAATGGATATCAGATACTTAACTTATTATATACAAAAATGCCTAAGGAATGGTATTGAACCAACTTGGAAATCCTTAAGGCTTTGGTATGAAACTACAAATATAAGTTTTTAGTGATAGGAGGGACAGGCTTGAAAATAATATTTGATAAAAAGCTTTTTAAAAGATATGCACCTAAAAATATACAGAAGGTACTAAGTCATCATGTGGATTTGATAGATGGAAAAGAAGCTAGTTTTGAAGGCAATGACAGATATGGAACTGTTGAGTATGAGCATGAGAAGTATGGATTTATTTTATATCCAATTTATCCTGATTGGTGTAGGGAGGAGGTGTAACAGTGGAACACACAGGAATAGTTAGAAGAGTAGATGAATTAGGTAGAGTTGTAATTCCTAAAGAGATTAGAAGAACTCTAAGAATTAGAGAAGGAGATCCATTAGAAATTTCAGTAGATTTAAAGAATGTAACTATAAGCATAAAAAAATATCATCCTGAGAAAGTATTTGATTTTGAGGATGAAGAATTAGAGGAAATTATAGCAGGACTTAAAGAAAGGATAAAAGATAGAGACATTATTATAAGACAACACGATTTAACTGAATCATCACAGATAACTGAAGATGAAATTTTAAAATACAAGCAATCAAGATACTTATGTAGAACAATAATCAATAAAATTAATGAAATAGTTGAAAGGGGAGTTAATTATGTGGATTAGAAACCAAAGCAGAACGGGATTAGTAGACGTTAGTTCGCTTGATGTAGAAGGTAAAAAAGTCATGTGTAGAAATTGGATTTTAGGAGAATACGAAACAGAGAAAAGAGCAATGGAAGTATTAGATGAAATACAAGACCATCTAAATGATTATAAAAATGGATATAGAGAAACATTTGAAATGCCAGAAAAATAAGGAGGTTGGTTAAATGAAAATAACTGAAAAATTGATGCAGTTAGGATTTGAATTAAAAAAATACTATGGAAATATGGCTTATGTTTTTAGCACACCAAGGGGACCCAATATGAGGTTTGAGCATGACTTTGTATATTATCCAGATGAAGATCAGTTCTATATTAATTGCCATAAAACCAGTCATACAGAAACTATAAAAGAAAAAGAATTAATAGACAATCATAACAATCTAAATGCACCTGCAAAAGATAAATGGCTTGAAATAAGAAAAGAACTCGAAAATTATAAATTTGATGTTTTTGGAGGAATATAAGTGAAATGTTTTGCAGACATCAATGGAATAGCTTGTGTAGTTTTAATAGACAAAAAAGAAGAGCTATCAAGTGGCAACTTGAAAAGCTCAGTACACTAAAAAAATATTTAATAAATAAATTATACCACAGATTGGAGGAAATTTAAATGGCAGATTTTTGTTTAAGATGCGGAAGGGCTTTAAAAAATAAAGAATCGGTTGAAAGAGGATACGGTTCTGGTTGTTATAAAAAAATAAAAGCAGAAGAGAAAAAGCGTGATGAAGTCCAGAAATTCAATGAAGTAATGGAAGAAATAGAAGGACAAATTAACTTTGTAGATGAACTTAAAAGGAAGTGTTCATAATGAACTGTCCTAAATGTAATAGACCAGTAACAACTAAAAAGTATGAGTTATTCTATTGTCTATGTGGAAAAGTTTTAATGGTAATTGAAGTTAATAAAACAAAGATGGTTGTGGATCATACACCGAAAGAGGAGGAAAAATAATAGATATGCACGTGAATGATATGGATAGAGAAGAACTCCTAATGGAACTAGGTAATTATAGATTTGCACCAGGACATGGTCCTAATTATGAAAAAATGTTAGATGATGAACTAAGAACATTGTTAGAGCAATTTAGAAAGTTATTTGAGGAGGAATAAACATGTCAAATGAAATGGTATTTAAAGAAACTAATACAATGATGATAATAGATGGTTTAAAGCTAGATAGAGTAACGGATTCTATGAATAAGATAAATCAATTTCAACAAGTTGTACAAAACGCATTAGTAGAAGGTCATGATTATGGAGCAGCTTTCTATGGTTCCAAAAAACCTAGTCTATTAAAACCAGGAGCAGAAAAGATATTAATGCTTTTAGGACTAGCAAGTGAATATGAAATCATGGAGAAGATTCAGGATTACGAAGAAGGATTCTTCTCATATACCATTAGATGTATTCTAACTAAAGATGGACAAGTAATTACTGAGGGGCTAGGTCACTGTAATAGCAAAGAGAAAAAGTACGAGGGTGATAAGCAAGATAAATATATGTTAGGAAACACATGTCTTAAAATGGCAAAGAAAAGAGCACAAGTAGATGCAGCTCTTACAGTAGGGAGTCTATCCAATATATTTACTCAGGACTTGGAGGATATGATTCAATTTAATCAAAGTGAAAAGATGGATACCATGACAATGAATGAGGCTAGAAACATGAAACTTACATTTGGAAAACACAAAGGTAAAACTTTGGAAGAAGTATATAAAGAAGCTCCTGACTATATTCAATGGTTACTGGGAAATGAAAGAACAGAACCAGCAATTAAAAAAGCATGTGAAATCTTAGTAAATAGTCCTAAGAAAGAAAGTACTAATAAAGTCAAAGAAAAAGTAAACAATGAAACTGGTGAAATACACGATGATATACCACTTGAATTTATGGACAACCCATTTGTTGACAGTGAAGATATACCATTTTAGATTAGGGGGAGAAATCCCCTTAATCTATAAGAGAAGGTGATAGATTGAGAGGACCACAATTAGAAGATGGATATACAAGAATAGCAAATGAAATACTAGAGGTAGTTTCCAAAGTCAAATTTAACGGAACCCAATTTAAAATATTAATGGCTATTTGGAGATACACCTATGGATTTAATAGAAAGAGCAGTGAGTTCTCTCTTAACTTTTTATCAGGAGCTACAAATAGCAATAAGCAGCAAGTTAAAAGAGAACTAGATAGATTGATTGAAGATAATATTATAGTTATTGAAAAAGAAGCAGACTTTAACACCTCAAGAATATTAAGTTTTAATAAAAACTATAGTAAATGGAAAGTAGAAGGAATACAGTACGTAAAAAAAGATACAGTAAGCGAATTAGAGTACAGTGGAGTAAGCGAATTAGATTACTCTACAGTAAGCGAAAAAGCTTACACTACAGTAAGCGGATTAGAGTACCAAGAAAGACAGTATAAAGAAATTACTACTACTGCTATAGGGGAAATGGAGTCCCCAAAAAATAATCTTGTCGCCGATACAGATGCCGACTCTGTACAACAAGATAAAGATGATAATAAAAAGAGAATTAAAGATTTACAAAGAATAGAAGATTACTACAAACGTGAAATTAGGGGAAAAGCAGTCTGTGGAGGTACTGATTTAGTTAATATAACTAATACCTATGAAAAATACAAAGATGTAGATTTTATCATATCTGTAATGGAAAAAGCTAAACAAGATTATATAAGCAGATATGGAAAACTTGAAATAAATTCATTTAATTATTTTGATTCTATTTTTGAAGAAAGATGGAGGCTTTTACATGCAAAAAAAGATGAAGTAAAAGATAAAATACCAACTAACAAAAACTATAATAAGAAAAAAGTTCAAGCAAAAAAGACTAAATTTCATAACTTTGAGGGAAGAACTGAAAAATACACAGCTGAACAATTAGATGACATAGCAGAGAGAAAAAGAAGAGAATATTCTGAAAGACTAAAAAAGCAGAACGAAGTTCTATAAATAAGAAAAACAAAAATCGAGGATAAACCTCGATTAATGTAGAGACTAACATCTTCCGCCAAAGAAACCATCACAGTTACAGAAAATAACCACTAAAAGCAAGAAAAAGAACAGTAAAGAATTATTATTATCACAATCTTTGCCACCTAATAAATCAACCATACAAATACCTCCTATTTAGTATTTGGTCTAAGTAAATAACCTAATAACAATATATGAAGAGTATTGATAAAGTGTTAATTATTATTTATAGAGGAGTGATAAAGTGAATAAAACTAAAATAATAACAATATCAGAAGAAGCAGCAAAATTACTAAGAGAAAACCCAACATGGACATATAAAAAAGCTATAGATAAAGCTAAGGAGATGATCAGCAATGAAAAGGTTAGTAATGAAGAAACTAAAACTATGGAAAAAGCTAATTAAAGGCACATTACTTAAAGAATATATAGCAAATAGTATTTTAAAATAAGGGGTGTATTTATGGGATATCACAAAGGAGATGCATTTGAAAAAATAATAAATATATCAAATAAAGTTTATCAAAGAAAAGGAATAGCATTAGTACAGAAAATACCTACACCAATGAAACCTATTAGAAGAGGAAAACAAATAACATCAGCTTACTACGAAGAAAAAAGCACACTAGACTATATTGGAGTATATGAAGGAGTACCAATAGCCTTTGACGCAAAAGAAACCAAAGAAGAAAACAGATTTCCTCTTGGAAACATACAAGACCATCAAATTGAATTTATGAAAAACTGGTACAACCATGGAGGACTAGCTTTCCTTTTAATCCATTTCACCAAGTTAGATACAGTATATAGATTAGATTGGTTAACTTTAAGTTGGTACTGGAAGCAATATCAAGAAAATAGAGGAAAAAGAGGATTTGGAAGCATAGCCTTTAACGAATTTGAATGTAACTGTAAAAAACTAAGGTCTAGAGATGGCATAATGCTAGACTACCTGGAGGGGATAGAAAGTGAAGAAATTAAGAATAACAGATGATAACACAGGAGAAATCCTACTAGAAAAAGAATTTTCAGGAGGATATCACTTTATATATACAAACCTACATGATGCAGGCAAACTACACCATATAAGAGATTTAGACAATGGTAAATTTGGAGAAAAACACTGGATTAAAAATTTTATATATAAACCTATAGCCACAAGATTAATTAAAAAATTTGAAGAACTAAAACATATAAAACCATCAAAGATTTTATTTATAGAAGACATGGACTATGAAGAGCCTGAAAATGGTAAACCACAGTGGAGAGCCAAAATATCAAAAGCCAATAAACAATTTACAGTAATGACAGGATATGAATACATCTTAGAAACAAGAAATTACTATATTGAGAGAATGAGCAGAGAACAGATAATAGCATTAATCTACCACGAACTTAGACATATTGGAAAAGACGGAGACATGGTAAAGCATGACATAGAAGATTGGAATAACATGATAGCAACACTAGGAACAGATTGGGCAACAACCCAAGCTAAAATAAAGAATCTCCTAGAAGATGAAATCCTTTGGAGAGAATTAGAATCACTGGCAAAGCAATTAAATGTATTTAATTTTCACGAATACAGTAAAGCAGATGGAAAAGATCAAAAGGCTTTATAGGAGGGATGACCTTGGACAAGCTAATACAATTATGTTTCAGAAGCATTATTAGGCAAGTCAATGGAGATAAAGATATTTCAGAACAATATAAAGAGCTAGCCATGGAAGAATATAAAGAACATGAAGACACAATAAAACTTATATATGAGAATAAAAGTCACAAAAACCATGAAAACAAAACGTATAAAAGTAAAGGGTATAAAAGCAAATGCACCTATAGAGTAGAGGACATTATTCCAGGCAAGGTAAAGAAAAAACTATATGAGATGGTGAGCTAAAGGTAGGAGATGAATATGAAAAAAATTAGATGTATTAAATGCGGTAAATTACTTCTTGAAGCAGAGGGAAAAGGCGAAACCATATGTCCTAGATGTAAGACTAAGAATACTTATGATACGGAGAAGAATAGTTAAAATGATTTATCGAAAAATGAAAGGAGAAAAATATGATTAAGTTGATTAATATAAATAAAATTTATCATCATCCAGACAATCCTAGAAAGGATTTAGGAGATTTAACAGAGCTGGCAGAAAGCATTAGACAAAGTGGAATCCTACAAAATTTAACAGTTGTGCCATGGGATTCAAATATGCCAGAATACGGCGAAGAGGAAGAGCGTTATTATGCAGTAATAGGAAATAGAAGATTAGCAGCTGCAAAATTAGCAGGACTTGAAGAAGTACCTTGTGCAATATCTAAAATGGATCGCAAAACTCAATTAGCTACAATGCTCCTGGAGAACATGCAAAGAGTAGATTTAACTATTTACGAACAGGCACAAGGATTTCAAATGATGCTAGATTTAGGCGAATCTGTAACTAATATTTCAGAGAAAACAGGATTTTCAGAAAGTACAGTTCGTAGGAGAATGAAACTCCTGGAACTTGACCAAGATAAATTAAAAGAATCGGTTAGTAGAGGAGCTACACTTATGGATTATGCTGAACTTGAGAAAATTGAAGATATAGAACTTAGGAATAAGGTACTTGAGAAAGTAGGGACAGATGATTTCAATTGGTCATTGAGAAATGCAATTGATAGAGAAAAGAGAGCAAAAGCATTTGCAGAAATAATAGAGAAGCTTGAGGAGTTTGCAGAAAAAACAGAGAGTAGTAATAACCTAAGACGTGTACAATATTTTAATGGATATGGCGATGATGAAGTTGTAAAACCAGAAGACGCAGAGGAAGTAAAATATTTTTATGAGGTAAGTCAGTCATATATTACTTTATATAAAGAAAGTATGGATGCAGAAAAAGATTCCGATAGGGAAGAAAAAGAAAGAATTAAAAGAGCAAAGAGAGATGCTAGAAGAGCAGAACTAGGGGAGATATCCAAAAGAGCATATGAGCTTAGGAAAGAATTTGTAAAAGAAATTTCAAATACTAAAGCAAGAAAGAACATGGACAAAATAATAGAGGTTGCCATATATGCAATGGTAGAAAGAAGTTGTAATCTAAGCTATAAAGAAGTATCAGAGCTACTTAATATAGATATTAATGATAAAGACAATGAAGAACTTGAATGGAAAGACATAGCTAATCATATTTGGAAACAACCAGAATTAAATTTATTATTAATAGTCCATGACACTATAGATTATAGAAATAGTACCTATTTTGATTATTTTTGTAGACATACTCCTAACAATGACCTTGATTATATATATGATTTCCTCCAAAAATTAGGATATAAAATGTCAGAGGAAGAGAAACAACTTCAAGATGGAACTCATGAATTGTTTATAGTAGAGGAGGAATAGAATGAAAAGATATCAAGTATTTTATACATTTAGTGGAGATATAGAAGTAGAGGCAAATAGCGAAGAAGAGGCTAGGGAGATAGCAGAGGAGGAAGCCTTTAGAGATGCACAATTTAATAGTACTTTAGACATTGGTATGATTTACGAATACCAAGAAAGGAATGATTAGTAATGGATTTAATGGAAGCTATAATAAAAACAAAATTAGAATTACTCGATAAATACAAAGATGTTAAATATAAAAATGATGAAGTTGTAATAATGACAAAGAATACTACCACAAGTAACTACATTAAGAAACAAGCTAATATGGACACAACAAAAGTCAAGCATATAGAAAATAGGTTTGAGATAGAAGGAGAAATAGAAGCTATAAAGGTTACTTTTGAAGTTAAGTATCCAGGAAAAAGAAAGTATATAGATCATGAGGAATATTACAAAGTGATTTAAAATAGGAGGATGAAAATGAAATATAAATTATTATGGAGCGAAGATAATGATATGGCAATGGGTTATAAAGGACACTTTAAGTCAGAAGAAAACTTTATTGAACAAGTAAAAGCAGAGTTCAAAAGTTTTGATAATAAAGATTGCATAGTAAAAGATATAAAAATTGAGCCTTGCATAGAAACTGAGAGTGGATTTCCAGGTGATGTGGCAATTCCTCTATCAGCAACAGATATAGAAATAGCAAATTATTATACGGCTACAGTAATTGAATTAGATTAATGAGCAATGTGTTATTTATGTGTCGGAAAGGAGAATAGTAATGGTTAGAATAATAAGTTTTGAAGATGATTGTGCTCAAGTAGATTGGGCTGATGCTGTTGATGAAGGTATAGCAATTGGGCTTAAAGTTGCAATGGAAAACAGAAACAGAGAAATAGAAAAAATTGATGTAAGGATACCTTGTGGATATGGGGTAGCTACTGATTACACTATTAAAAATGAATGCCCTAAATGTGGGGGAGAACTTATAAAAAAAGGTGTCCATAATGGGTGTTATGATGGAGAATTTACCTATGTAGATAAGTTAATTTGTGAAAATGATTGCTTCTTTTATTATTCAGAATTAAGAGAGCACAATGGAATTAAAGATTAATATATCACTGAATATGATAAGAAAAATATTCACCAAATTAAATAATTAGAGGCTCTAGAAGCCCAGGGAAATTAAATCCTTGGGTTTTTCTTTTTTCAACAATAACAATGATGTCAACCAAATGGAGAAAACATAAGATTTTCGTCAACCAAGGAGGGAGGATATGCAGGAACTTATAGGAGAAATAGAAAGACTAAGGAAAGATTTAAACAATACAATAACAGAGCTTAACAAAGTAGGATATACAAAAGCAAAGGCAGAGTAGCATTAGCAAAAGAAATTCTTTTAAATAAGGATAGAGGATTGCCAGCTACATTAAATAGTGACGTTTCTAGAGGAAATGAGATTGTAGCCAAATGTAAATTTAATAGAGATTCAGCAGAGTCTTTATATGACTCTACATATGAAAGATTAAGAGCAATTAAAGTAGAGATTGGAATAGTAACAGATCAGATGAATGCTATTAGGAAAGGGGAGTAGAACTATGCAACTGAAAAAAGAAATAGAAATTTGTATAAAGAAAACATCAGAAAAAACAGCTAGGGAAGTAGTAGAATCATTAAAGAAACAAAGAATGATTAAAATCGATATGAATTTTTATAAAAAGACAGAAATAGTATTATATAATTATGAAAAATTAAAGTTAGCAGTAAAGCAAAAAGAAGAAGATATAGAATATATAAAGAAGAACGGATTACCTGGAAAGTCAAAATCAATAGTATTCTATAGTACATCAGGTGGAAATGTAAGTGCTGGAGATAGATATATAGAATTAATAGAAAAATATAAAGTTGAAAAAACAGAAACTGAAAGAGATATAGCAAGAATAGATAATGCATTAGATAAGATAAGAGATGATAAATATTTTGAAATAATAGAATTAAAATATTTGAAACAAGAAGCAAAAACAGATGAAGAAATAGCAGAGATATTAGAAAAGGATCAATCAACAATAACAAGAAATAGAAATAGACTTATGAACTCCATAAAAACCATATTATTTCCAGAAAGCATAAAAGACATAATGTAATCAAAATTAATTTTGCATAATTCGTGCATAAAACGTGCCATTGAATGTATCAATTCTTTATAGTAAGATGGTATTGTGGAAAAAATGTAGAATATATACAAATTTTCCAAATCATATGTCTTATAAAATCAAATAAGGATTTACATTAAATCTCACTTGTCCCCACTGGTGGGATTTTTATTATGCAAAATTATAGTTTTAGCAGATATACTCATAAATGATAATAAAACAAGAGGTGAGAAGATGGATTCAAAAGAATATATAGTTTATAAGTGTTTAAATTGCAATAGAAGTTTCATTCTTCTTGCCAGTGAAGTAAAACACAATGAGAATGAATCTAAATACATAACTTGTTCTTATCATGGAAAACATAGGAAGATTATTGTAACAGGAGCTTATGATAGTATCAAGGAATGCATGAAGGAAAGAAGCTATAAGAGAGATAAGGGTAAGATGAAGCAGATAAAATGAGAGAATAGTAATGTTTTAATATTGAATTCATTGTAAGAATATGATAGTGTTATTTCGTACAATATAATAATTGATTGGGGGATAACATATGGATGAGTACAATATGTTTGGAGAGATATTGGAAAATAAGAAAGCTGTTTATATGAGTGTGGGGGATATTCCACTAGGAATATATTGGCTAGACGATATCGATTGTGAAAAATTGAAAAAAGGTATTTTAAAATGCAATTATTATTTTTTAGCTGGAAAATATAGTAATTTAAAAAGAATTACTCCACAGCTTGAAATAAGAATATTTAAATATGAAGTATACCCTATAGAGTTGAGTGAAATAAGAAAGTTTGCCATACAAAAAGAACATAATTTTGATTTAATTCATTCTGTGTGTTATTGGGCTACTCAAGAAGCTATGGCAATTAAAGCTGAATCCGATAGAATTGGGATAAATATGGAGGATATAGAAAACTTTAAAATAAAGTGTATAGAAAATGAATCACAATCAATATTAAATATGGAAACACTCCATGATTATTTAAAGAATTCTAAAAAATTATGCATCAAAGATTTAAAAAATGTTGCTTTTGTAACACCTTATGATGGCAATGGACGTTTTGGTAAAAAACATGAAGATATTAATTTGTTTGATACAGAGATGGATGTAGAGAAAGATAAAGTAGTAAAATCTTTATTAAATAATCCGAAATATGAGAACATGCTAAATTATATCTTGAACAATGCTGACAAAAAAGATTGAATGAATCGATTGAGTAATTAGAACCACCCGACTCTTTTTTCATGAAAACTTATAAATAAATAGCTAATGCCGAAACTTGCGATAAATAAATGAAGGATTTTCTCCTTTCTTGTAGAAATATAATAGAGAGAGGAGGAAAACGATGAAAACTATATCAAAAATCGCTTCAATTTTAATTACCTTATTAAACAACAATATTGCAATAATAACGACTATATTAGGGGTATTGAGCATACCTCAAATAAACAAGAACCTTAACAAATTAAAACTAAATCATCTAAAGACTAGGGGATACAGAACAACTTTATTAAAAAATTCAGCTATAATTATTTTAGTTTCTCCTATAGTAATTATGATTTTTCAAAAAGTTTTTTTGGAGATATTTGAAGAAGCTGATAAAGGAATTTCAGGTAATATAGCGCTTATAATGATAAATATTTATTTGGTTTTTTTATCAACAATTCTGAATAATACATATATGACAAAATCAGTATCCATGAAGGTTGAAAAGAAATATAGAATGGTTGAATTAGTAATATTAATAGAATCTATAATATCAGCTATTTCTGTAAATTGTAAAAATGAGTTTATGATGGAAATATGGACAATTATTTTTATTAGCTTTTTTTTAATATATTCTTTTATATATGTATTTGGAGGAATTATTTTTGGTGATGATAAGAAGAATAGTTTAAAAACAATAAAGATATTATTAGAGTATAATGAACTATATAATTGCTATGTGAGAACCAAATGCAATGGTAATAATTTAAAATATTTTTACATGGATGAGAACTATATAATATTGGAATCTGAACAGGAAAAACTTATAAAAGTAATACCAATGAATAAAATTAAAGAAATTTCATTTAATTATAACGATAAAAATCAATGATACTAAGAGTCTCTAGACTCCTTCTCCATGCAATAAATTAATTTAATATGGAAAAGCATTATTTCTTTGATATAATTAGAGAAAAGGAGGGGTTTTATTATGATGATGAATATTAAATTGTCGGATGAACAATGTCGTAAAATAGCTAAAAAAATGTTGAGCGGAAGTTTTAGAATGTATGGCTTAGGACATTTCGATATAGGTGTTATAGAGTTAACTGAAATAATGAGGATAGTGTTTAATGAGGATAACGCTGAGGAAAAGCTTGAAGATTATTATGAAAAAATCAAGTAATTAAGAGTCAACAAGGATCTTTTTTCATGAAGATATGAGATTAGCTAAAAGAGGACCATAAATTAGTCCTCTTTTAGTTTAATGATAATCTGGTTATTGGCAGTATCAATTACTTTCTCAGTGGGTAGAATATTACCATCTGAATCAATAAATCCACATTCACGAGCTTCAGTTGCACCGATATTTACTGTATAGCTTGATATGTTTCCATAACCATTTTTTTTAGGTGATAGTTTGATTGGTTTTATTTCCATAAATAATTATCCTTTCTTGTATAATTTGTAGGCAGATACAACAGATATTAATGCGATTATTACGGCAACGATATTAAATATAATATTTACTTCTACAAATAAAGATATTACACTTAATATAAGATTTAAAATTAAGGATATGGTTAGTATAGTCATTGATTATATGGGTAAGATAGTGTAAAATATATTTAAGAGGCGAGGGGATTTCTCCCCTCTATTTGGGACTTATTCTAAGGCTCTCATCAATCTATCTATTAAACCGATTAGGGCGGTTATTAGACTTATGATTGAGATTATCAGTCTTATTGTAAGTTCCTTTTCTTTGTTGTTTTTCCTCTTTTTCTTCTTACCCACTTCCTCACCTCCTAATTATATTATAGCATAGCGTAACGCTATTGTCAATAGTTTTTGATAAAATTTTTATAAATATTTTATGGCACTTACTTAGGTAGGTGCTTTTATTATTGGAGTTGGTAATATGGCAAGAGATTTTGCAAAGAAATTTTACAACAGCAAAGAATGGGCTAAGTGCAGAGAAGGATATAAGCAATCAGTATATGGTATATGCGAAAGATGTGAGCAACCAGGAGATGAGGTTCATCACATTATTTATTTAACACCAGAGAATATCAATGATCCTTATGTGACACTGTCATGGGATAATTTAGAATTGTTGTGTCAATCATGTCATAGCAAAGAACATATGAGTAAGTATGATGTTGTTAGAGAAGATGTGATGTTTGGTAGTAATGGGGATTTAATAAGGAGTGAGTGAGCATGGATAATATTGAAATGTTAAGAAAACTAATTGATGAAGATGCTATTACTTTCATGAAGGCAAACGAAGAAAATATTGATTTACAATGGAATAGTTTCCTAGAAACAAACGGATTTATTTGTGGCATTGACTTATCGGAGGGGAAAGACTGGACACCTATACCCCCCTATAGATAATACGGGAATCATCTGTATGAATACCACGTGTCCAGGTACGCGGAACACGCAGGAGATTTTCACATAACCCCCACCCCTAAAATAAACATAAAAGGCAGGTGAAAGATATGAGTAAAAACAAAGAAGTAAACAAAGATACATTAGTAAAAAGAGAGATAACAAGACTTACTAACTTATATAAAGATATAGAAAAAAATAGAAGACTATCGGCCAAGGGGTTAATAGAAGAAGCGGCTTTTATGAGAGCAACGCTCACAGAATTAAAAAAGTCTATAGATGAAAATGGTCCAATAGATGAAATGCCCCAGGGTGAATACTCTATCTTAAGAGAACATCCTGCCTTAAAAAGCTATAATACTATGGTACAAAGATATTCTAGTATAATAAAGCAATTAACAGATTTGCTGCCTAAAGAAGTTAAGGTGGTGGAGGATGATGACGGTTTCCAAGAATTCATTAATAATAGAGCCGACTAAGTATCCGCGTACTGATCCTAATATTGTATTCGGTAAAGTAAAACCAGCAATAAATAAAAAAGGTTTAAAGGAATATCCAAGTGATTATAATCCTATTTTAGAATACTGGGAACAAATAAAAACAGGTAAGACAATAGTTTCTAAAAAAGCCTATCAACAGTATGAAGAAATCGTAAAATGGATTGAAGAAGATGGGTACAAGGAATGGTTTTATTCAAGCAGCAGAGCCAACCATATTATAGAGTTTGCTGAAAACTATTGCTGTCACTCTAAAGGTAAAATGGCAGGCAAAAAAGTAGTGCTAGAACTTTGGGAAAAGGCATACTTAGCTAGTGTATATGGTTTTATAGATATAGAAGGTAATAGAAAACATCAAAGAGTGGTTCTAATTGTAGGAAAAAAGAATGGTAAATCTTTACTGGATTCAATTATGGGGCTTTATGGTTTAGTTGGAGATGGTGAAGGTGGTCCTGAAATATATGCAGTAGCTACTAAACGTGATCAGGCCAAAATAGTATGGCAAGAAGCTAAGAGAATGGTTAAGAAGTCTCCTGCATTAAGAAAAAGAATTAAGACATTATCATATGATATTATTTCAGAATTCAATGATGGAATATTCAAAGCCTTAGCATCTGATGCTGATAGCTTAGACGGATTAAATATTCATGTAGTAATAATGGATGAATGGCATCAATGGAAAAACGGAAGAGCTTTATATGATATTATGGCTGATGGCGTTACAGCTAGAGATCAGCCATTAATTATAATGACTTCTACAGCAGGGACAATAAGAGAAGATATATTTGATGAAATATATGAAGAAGCAGAAATACAATTTAACAATATGAAATTGGGAAACGAGGTTGATGATAGAACCTTGTTTTTTATTTATGAGTTAGACAAAAAGTCTGAATGGAGAGATGCTAATAACTGGATTAAAGCAAACCCAGGGCTAGGTACTATAAAGAAATTAAGAGCTTTACAAGATAAAGCTAAAAGAGTAGCGGATAATTCAAGATTAGAGAAGAACTTTGTATGTAAAGAATTTAATATCAGAGAAACAAGCTCAGAATCATGGCTTACTTTTGAACAACTTAACAATACGGATACATTTGATATAGAAAAATTGAAACCTAGATATGGTGTTGCTGGGATTGATTTAGGGGCTACAACAGACCTAACTTGTGCAACGATAATATTCAGAGTACCTGATGATTCGATTCTATATGTGAAACAGATGTATTGGTTGCCGAGTGATTTATTTGAGAAACGAATTAAAGAGGATAAGATACCTTATGATATTTGGTTAGAACAGAAACTTTTAAGGCTTAGCGAAGGCAACAAAGTTAATTACAAAGATGTAACTCAATGGCTATTGGAAGTACAGAATGAAATGGATATCTATATATACAAAATTGGCTATGATAATTGGGGTTCGACTTATCTTATAGACGAATTAAAACAGAACTTTGGAAAGACTGTAGTTGAGTTAGTTGTCCAAGGAGCAAAGACATTTTCAAGCCCAATGAAAAGATTTGAATCAGATTTAGAAGCAAAAAAGATAAATTATGACAATAACCCAATTTTAAAATGGAATCTAAGTAATGCGGCTATAAAGACTGATAGCAATGATAATATAGCTTTAGTAAAAACAAGCAATCCGAGAAGAAGGATTGACGGTGTTGCAAGTTTGCTTGATGCATTTATAGTATTAGAAAATCATTATGAAGATTATATGAATATGATTTAGGGGAGGTATTAAAATGATGCTTGAAATATTAGGAGGTAAGGCTATAAAAGCAGATGGAGATGTGCAAGTTGATTATAAAACTGGAAAAACTGTAGTCTATTCTTTAGAAACAACAAAACACCTTATTCTAAACCCTGATGAAATAGTATCAGTTATTATTAATAAGAAAATAGGAATAAAATAATTCGTTAGTAATGATTGCAAGGAGGTGATAATTTGGGGTTATTTAGTTTTAAAAATAAAAATCCTACAGTAACAAGGTTTGAAATGGTAACTGATAAAGGTAATGGCTTTTTTGCATGGAATGGTAAATTGTATCATTCTGATATAGTGCGTTCTTGTATTAGGCCAAAAGCTAGAGCTGTAGGTAAACTTGTGGCGAAACATATAAGAGATAATTCAGTGGAAGGATTTAAGGTAAATCCAGAACCGTACATCAGATTTATTTTAGAGGATCCTAATCCATATATGAGTGGTCAAATGTTACAGGAAAAACTTGCTACGCAATTAGAACTTAATAATAATGCGTTTGCTTATATACATAGGGATGATAATGGTTACCCTATAGAGATTTATCCAATTTTAGCTTTAAATGCCGAGGCTATATATGATAAGTCTGGATTTCTTTATCTTAAATTTGTAATGAGGAATGGTAAGATGGTTATCTTTCCTTATTCAGATATTATACATTTAAGACAAGATTATAATGACAATGATATATTTGGGGAAAGCCCTGCTAATGCCTTAACCTCTCTTATGGATATAGTAAGTACAACAGATCAAGGAATTGTAAAAGCAATAAAAAACTCTAATGTAGTAAGATGGCTACTAAAATACACCCAATCTTTAAGGCCTGAAGATATTAAGAAAAATACAGAAGAATTTGTAAAAAATTATCTTTCAACAGAAAGCACTACAGTAGGGGCTGCTGCAACAGATGCAAAAGCAGATGCTATACAAGTAAATCCTCATGACTATGTACCTAATGCAGTGCAGATGGACAAAACTACTCAAAGGATATATTCATTTTTCAATACAAATGAAAAAATCATTCAGTCCAAATACGATGAAGATGAATGGAATGCTTATTTTGAAGGAGTTATCGAACCCTTATCCATGCAGCTAAGTAATGAATATACAAGAAAACTATTTTCAAGAAGGGAAAGAGGTTTTGGAAATAAAATAATCTTTGAAGCTTCAAGCCTCCAATATGCTTCAATGTCTACTAAGCTTAACTTATTACAAATGGTAGATAGAGGGGCGATGACACCTAATGAATGGAGACATGTTATGAATTTAGGACCTATTGAAGGTGGAAACAAAGTAATAAGAAGGTTAGATACCGCAGTAGTGGAAGGAGGTGCAAATGGTGGCGAAGAAGATTAACATCAAAGGAGATATAGTTCAAAGTAGCGATAAGTGGATATATGATTGGCTAGGGATTGAATGTACAACTCCTAAGGATGTCAGTAAAGCCTTAAATGAAGCAAATGGACAAGATATAGAAGTAGACATAAATAGTGGTGGGGGAGACATTTTTATCGGTAGTGAAATATATACAGCCATTAGAAGTTATAAAGGAAATAAGCTGATAAACATAGTTGGACTAGCTGCGAGTGCTGCATCTGTAATAGCTATGGCTGGGAAAAGCAGAATAACTCCTACTGGATTATTCATGATGCACAACGTATCGAGCAGTGCTAGAGGTGACTATAGAGACATGGAACATAGTGCTGAGGTGTTAAAAATAGCTAATCAATCTATAGCTAATGCTTATAAAGAAAAAACGGGATTATCCGATACAGAATTATTTAGACTGATGGATAAAGAAACCTGGATGTCTGCTGAAGATGCAGTAAAAAACAAATTCATTGATGAGGTGATGTTTGACACTTCCAATGAAACAATAAGAGGATTTTATAATAGTTTTAATGGAATCCCATATGAGGCTATAGAAAAAATAAAAAATAAGATTAAGAAACCGGATATCGAAAATAACGATAATGCGGTTTTTTTATTGCAAGCAAAACTTAATTTATTAAAAATAAAAGGAGATGTGAGATATGACTAAAGAACAATATTTAGCTAAAAGAGCAGAACTATTAAATCAGGCTCAAAAATTTGTAGATGAAGGTAATATTGAAGATGCCAATGCCAAGATGAAAGAAATAGAAACACTTGATAATCAATATGAAGCAGCAGCAAAAGCACAAGCAAATTTAAAGGCTTTAAATGATAATACAAGAATAACAAACATTCAAAATTTAGGACAAATCATAGATGGGACAGTAATTGATACAATGATAAATGAGGAAGATCATACAGATATTTATAATTCTGTAGAATACAGAAAAGCATTTATGAATAATGTCTTAAATGGAAGACCAATACCAGACAAATTCTTAAATGTAGATACAAATACAAAAACTACTGAAGTTGGATCAGTGATACCTACAACAATATTAGAAAAAATAGTTGAGAAACTTGAATCAACAGGAATGATATTGCCACTTGTAACAAGAACAGCTTACAAGGGTGGATTAGCTATTCCAACATCTACTGTAAAGCCTGTAGCAACTTGGACAGCAGAGGGTAAAGGCTCAGATAAGCAAAAGAAAACTACTGGGAACATAGTATTTAGCTACTATAAACTAAGATGTGCAGTATCTGTATCTTTTGAAGTTAGTGTAGTTACACTAGGTGTATTTGAGACAACTATAATAAATAATATTGCTGAAGCTATGACGAAAGCATTAGAACAATCAATTATATCGGGAACAGGGTCAGGGCAACCTAGTGGGATATTAAAAGAAACAGCTAGTGAAGGACAAAATATTGAGATAGCTGCTGCTGATGATGTGACTTATAAAACATTAGTTGAAGCAGAAGCGGTTTTACCTCTTGCTTATGAGTCAGAAGCGGTATGGTGCATGACAAAGAAAACATTTATGAAATTTATTGGTATGGTTGATAGCAATAAACAACCTATCGCAAGAGTAAATTATGGAATTAATGGTAGACCAGAAAGAACTTTATTAGGCAGAACAGTTGTGTTAAATGATTATATGACAAGTCTTGGAGCAACTATTAAAGAAGATACAGTGGTAGCTTTCTTATTCAACTTCAAAGATTATGTTCTTAACACTAACTACAATATTACTGTTAAGAGGTATGAAGATAACGATACAGATGATCAAGTGACTAAAGCTATAATGTTGGTTGATGGTAAAGTTGTAGATAAGAATAGCTTAGTAACTATAACTAAGAAATCTGCTTAATTAATAAGAGTGGTGTAAAATCCGCTCTTATTTTGAATTGAGGTGATAGAATATGCTGAATAAAGTTAGGGACTATCTTAGAGAAAATGAAGGATATTCAGATGATGAAATACAAGATTTAATAGATGCAGCTAAAGCAGACTTGATACTTTCGGGGGTTCATAAAGATAAAATTGTAGATACAGATCCTTTAGTTAAGAGAGCCATAACATTATATTGCAAGGCTCACTTTGGATATGAGCACCCTAAGCTATCTGAAAGGTTTCAAGAATCATATATAAGTTTAAAACATCACTTAACACTATCGGCTGAATATACAGAGGTGGTTTAAATGAGAGATTACAGGCGCAAAATAGACTTCTTACAAAGAAAGTTAGATAGAAATGGAAAACCTTTAAAAGACGAGTATGGAGAACTTCTTGAAGATTGGGAATTATTTAAGGGTAATATTTGGGCTAGCAAAGATCCCCTACTAGGCAATGAATTTTTCACAGCCTTAACTGCTGATAGCAAAGTAGAAGTAAAATTTAATATGAGATATATAGATGGTGTAACAAGTGAAATGAGAATAAGACATGGCGAAGAAATCTATGAAATAATAGGTTCACCTGTAAATGTAAAATCTCTAAATAGAGAATTGCTATGTTACTGTAGGTTGGTGAAATAAATGCCTAAGATTAATTTCAAAGTAGAAGGAATGGAGCAGTTACAAAAAAGTTTTAAAAAGTTAGGGCAAGTTCCTCAAAAACATGTTACTAGTTCAGTAAGAAAAGCAATGAGGATACCTTTAAATAAGGCAAAAGGCGATGCTCCTATTCGGACTGGTGCATTAGTGAAAGGTATGATAGATGTTCGAGAAAATTCAAGCAAAAAGGCAAAATCAGTGCGTAGAATAGTTTTTGATAGAAATATGAATGATATATTTCAAAAACCTAACAAAGAAGGTAAAATAACGGGATATTATCCAGTATCGCAAGAATATGGTTTCTTTGCTAAAAACGGAAGGTATATACCAGGGTTTAGATTTATAAGTGATAGCTTTATAGAAAGTAAATTACAAATAGAAAAAACTATAGTGTCAGAAATGCAAAAGAGAATGGATGCTGAAATAGTGAAAGCGGGGTTAAAATAGATGGCGTTTAGTAAATTACACGAGAGTTGTAAAAAATGTAAACATAAAGATGATTGTGATAATAAAAGAATGGTAGCTTGTGGAGTTATGACATTAGATCCAACCTCGCAAATGGTAAACCCCATATGCCTACCTCAATTAATCTAGGAGATATTCAAATAGGCACAAGTTTAGAAGAAGATATAAATAAACAGTTAGAAAAAAAGTCATATAAAGAGATAAACTGTAATTTTACCTTTGATGAACTTAGGGGGTTGAAGTAGAATGAGAAATCTAATAGATATTATTGAAGATGTAAAGGACAATAAGAGACCTGACTATGAAGAAGTAAGATATGCTTTATTGGTGTATGATTTTATGTTCAATATGGACCATAGAGTATTAAGAGAAATTCTATTATCAGATAAAGAAATACCTAAGTTTATAAAAGAATTAAAAGCTCAGAATTCACATGATATGGCTAGAAATGCTTTAAATAGATCTCCTAAAGAATATCTTGGTTGGAATAGTGACCCTGAAAACCCAGAGTATCAGAAATTTAGGGAAATAGGAAACAAGTTATTAGATAACTTTATGTCTAAGGAAATGGGTGATTAAATGGAAGTAGCATTAAGAAATTTGTTAGAAAGCAATATTCAAGAATTTAAAGATGAATTATACCCCACAAATGCACCAGAAGGGCATACAAAGCCTTATTTAGTTTATACAAGGATTAGTACTAAGAAGATAAAAACTCTTGAGGGTTATACAAGTAAAGAGTATTTAAGTTTCATGTTTTCAATTATGGCAACTAAATATAGAGATATGAAGTTCTTGACTAAAAAAGTTGAAGATTTATTAATTTCATTACCATTTAAAACAATAGGAAATTATTACATTGAGGATTTAGATATAAATAATATAGATGAGGTATATGAACATGAATTGAAAATTAATAGAGGGATTATAGATTTTACAATATATTTTGAGGAGGTAAAATAGATGGAAGAAAATAAAGCTATTGAAGTCAAAGGCATAACTACTATGTCTGAAACACCAAAGATTAATGATGTACAAAGAGCATTGGGAACAAAACTATTGATAGGAAAGGAATCTCCTTTAGTAGTAGCTAGATTAAGCTCTATAGGTGGCTTAGAATTATCTGCTGACACAATAGATACTACTACACTTGAATCTGATGGTGGATATAGAGAATTTATTGCAGGTTTTAAAGATGCAGGAGAAGTGTCTTTGGAGGGCTATTTTGTACCTAATGAAGGTAAAGGACAGAAAGAGTTATATGATAGATTTGAGAGTGGAGAAGAGGATGACTATGTAATACAATTTCCTAGAAATGTAGCAAAATGGGAGTTTAAGGGCATAGTTGTAGGGTTTTCTACAAGTGCAGATTTAGAGGATCCATTGGCATTTAGTTCAAGTATAAAAGTAAGTGGGAAACCTACACTTACTGTAGGGACAGGCGGTACAGGCTAGGACTAATTTCTTAGCCTTTAATTTCTATATAGGAGGAATGGGTAAATCGTGAAAAGTGTAGAAGTTATAAATATAAGATTCAGATTGATTAAGGAGGAAAAATAAATGGCATATATACCTGTAAAATTAGATAAGACTAGAAACCTTTTATTTGGTTTTGGAGCATTACAAATGTTTAAATCTATTCATGGTGAAAGTTTAATGAAGGTAGACTTTATAAATGATGATTTAGAAGATATAATTCCCCTAATGTTTTATGTAGGATTGAGGCATGAAGATAGTGAGTTAACTCTTGAGAGAACCACAGAGTTAATAGACTTACATTTAGGAGTGCAAGGGGTAATAGAAATAATGCCTGAAATAATGAAGCAATTAAGACCAAAGGTAGGTGAAGAGCCAAAAAACGACCAAAAAGCAGCGGGAAAGAAAAAGTAAGGGACTTTGATTTTGAAGATGAAAGTCTAAAAACTGCTGCTTTTATTGGGATACCTTTAAGTGAATTTAATTTAATGACTCCTAAAGAGTTTTATATATATGTAGATGGATTCAATAAAAGAAAAGAGTTGGAAGTTGAAGATTACAAATTTAAGTTTGAAGAGGTACAGAAAGCATTAATATATCAAGCTTATTTAATTAGTAGATGGGTATGGACTAAAAAAATTGATATAAACAAGGTGTTAGATTTTAATCGGGAAAAGAAAGTAATGACAGATGAAGAAATGCTAAAACAAGTAGAAATATTAAATATGGTATTTGGTGGGGAAGTGAATACTTGCAATCCCTAAGAGTATTCTGTAAAATATAGGTAATATATTCTTAGGGGGGGTTGATATGGGGGTTTATGGTTCAAAAGATACAGGGAATTTATATACTGAGCAGAAATTTAAGAAAGAAAAGAAACCTTTTAATTCAAGATGGTGGATTATTATCATTGTAATTATTGCTATAGTTGTATTGGGCGATAAAAATCATGATATAACTGCAAAGTTAACAAATGTTTTTGAGCAATTTACATTACCTACAATGACAGCATCTAAGAATTCAAGTATTGGCAATTCCATCAAGAAGGGAGTTTTACCCCCTGTGCAGACTGGGACAAGGTTGGATCCAGCTAAAATAGGAGAAATACATCAAGGGACTATAACAGATGAAACAGGATTAAATTGCACAGTGGAGATAGAATTGTTAGAGGTAAAGAAAAATGAAGATGCGATGGAGATGGCCCAAAATATATATATTTATGTTGAGCCTGAGGAAAATCAAGAGTATATTTTTGCTAAGTTTAGGGTCAAAAATATAAAAAATAATTCTGCCAAAGATATACCTTTTAATTTTAATTGGAGTAACTTTAGTTATTCCACTGGAGATTACAGGAAATATAATTATACAATGGGATTGGCATCTGGTGGGGATTTATTAGATGCAGTAGATTTATATGAAGGAGCAGAGCATATAGGCTGGATTTGTTTATATGTAGAAAAAGATGACTCGCAGCCTAAAGCTGTATTTTTGAATAATTTATGGTTTGATTTATAAGCACTTACTTAGGTAGGTGCTTTTTTCATGCAAAGGAGGTGGGGATTATTGAGTAAATCAAATTTTATAGTACGTGGTGGTGCTGATTTTTCAGCAATTAAAAAAGAAATGGATAAGACACAAAAACAATTTAAAGGATTTAAGTCTGTTTTGAATACGGGCTTAAAAACATTTGGGAAATTAACAGGAATAGCATTAGGAGCTAAGGCACTTTATGAGTTTGGTAAAGCATCTATTAAGGTAGCATCAGATTTAGAGGAAATACAAAATGTAGTAGATGTAACATTTGGTTCTATGGCTAAAGATATAGATGAATTCTCAAAAGGACTTATATATAGTTTTGGATTAGGAGAGTTGGCAGCTAAAAAATATGCTTCTTATATGGGAGCTATGCTTAAATCTTCTGGTATTTCTGGAAAAGCAGTAAAAGAAATGTCTATGAATTTAACTAAGCTTACAGCTGACATGGCATCTTTTTATAATTTAGAAACAGAAGAAATGTTTCAAAAATTAATGTCTGGGATGACGGGAGCGACTATGCCTTTGAAACAGCTTGGAATAAACATGAATATAGCTAACCTTGAAGCTTTTGCATTAAGCCAGGGCATAAAGAAATCATGGAAAGAAATGTCTCAAGCTGAGCAAGTAATGTTAAGATATAATTATTTAATGTCAGTTACATCAGATTCACAAGGGGACTTTGCAAGGAACTCATGGAACTGGGCTCATAGTTTAAAAATTTTAAATGAAAAAGGGAAAGAATTTATGGCTCTTTTTGGTACAGGATTAAAGGAGATTTTATTACCTATAGTGTGGGCTCTTATAGATATTTTAGATTTATTAATCGAAATTGGGAAAGAAATTGGTAAGATCTATGTCATGATAACAGGTAGGAAGGTTGTAGCAAAAACTAATAAAAACATAGGAAATTCTGCAGATTATGCTGCTGATTCAGAAAATGATTTAGCTAAAGGTATAGATAAAGCAACTAAGGCTGCTAAAAGGGCGTTGATGCCATTTGACGAATTAAACATACTTCAAAGCAATTTAAACTCAAATGGTTTTGGAAACATGGATATGAATGATATAAATACTGACTTTAAAATAAGTGATGTAGGTGACGGAATTACTGATGGAATTAGAAAGACTCAAGAAGAAACTAATAAGTTTTATTTTTGGTTTACTGATAAATGGAATAGTTTAAAACAAATGTTGTCTGTGCCAATACGAGTACCAGTCCCTATATTCCCACCATTACCCAGTGTAATTTATAATCCTAATTGGGGGCTAGATTTACCGCCATTAAAAATACCAGTATTTCAACCAATACCTATCCCAGTATATGAACCTGAATGGGGTTTAGAACCTCCTCCAGTACCAGCTGTAGATTTTCCTCCAATTCGTAATCCTGTATATAAACCAAATTGGGGATTAGATTTACCAAAACTCCCAGTACCTATATTTCCTCCAATTCCAGTACCTGTATATGAACCTAAGTGGGGATTAGAAGTTCCAAAGATTCCAGTACCAGTATTCCCCCCCAATTCCACTTCCAGTATATCAGCCAGAGTGGAATTTAGAACCTCCATTAATACCTATTCCAGTACTTCCTGCTTTGGATTATATACCTTTGAGACAATCAGTAGCAGAGATGAAGGGGTGGGCTAAGACACAGTATCAAGAGGTATTATCAAGCATAATAGGGTTCTTAGGAAATGTAGAGGGTAACTTCTTACTGCATAAAAACAATATGGATATTATTACTCAGACGATAGGCTCAGTAGTTCTAAAGAACACTAGGAGTTGGTTGATTACAAAATCTATGAATGTAATCACTACTCTAACATCAATTCAAAAAGCTTTTAATAATTATGGTCTTAGTATGACCAACATATCTAAAGCGATAGGCCAAGGAATACTGGGGAATTTTAACGCCACTTGGATAGCTTCTGCGGCTAGTTTGGGAAGTTTCTTTAAATCTTCAGGTATGGGATTTAAAGAGTGGGGTTTAGGTATACTTCAAGCAACAGCAGATGTAGGCAAAGGAATTGTGAATAATATAGTAAGTGCTCTAAAAACTGCCTATAGGGCTATAGCAAACTTTGCTAAATCTACTGGGGAAAAATCTCCAGGTTCATTTAGTCCTGATACAGGCATTAATACTAAGACCGTTCTAGCCGGAGCATTGATAGGGACAGGAGTAATAGCATTGACACTAACAGCACCTGCTTGGGTACCATATGTAGCTGGTGGTTTAGCAGGATTAGCAGCTATACCCGCTTTAGCTAAAGGTGGAATTACTGATGGTCCTATGATGGCATTAATCGGAGATAATCCTGGAGGAAAAGAAGTAGTAAGTCCTTTGGATGATCTAATGGGTATGATACAAACAGCAGTAAGTGAAAATGGCGGAAATAGTGGAGATATATATCTAACTGTAAAAGTAGGAGAGGATACTTTAGCCGAAAAAGTTATAAATAATATAAATAGACAAAATAGAATAAATGGTAAGACATTAATAACAATATAGGAAGTGCAAGTATGTCTATTATAAGTATTGATGGTGTAGACTTACCCGCACCATCTACATTTAATATAAACAGGTTTGACATGGATAGTTCAGACACAAATAGGAATGAATTAGGAGAATTGCAAAGAGATAGGATAAGACAAGGAATATATAAAATTGAATTAGAATTTAAGGGGAAGACAAGTTCAGAAGTACATTTAATTGAAACTTCAATAGAACCTTCTAAAATAAAAGTAACCTTTCTTTCGCCTATAGGAAAAACAACTAAAATAATGTATGTAGGAGATAGAAAAGGACCTGAAATGGTTAAGAATGATAAAGTTGTTGATAAAATTCGGTGGAATATAAGTTTTAATTTAATTGAGTACTAGGAGGTGAGTTTATGTATCCAGTTACATCTGATTATAAAGAAAAAATAAAATTAACAGATAGATTGTTTGAAGTCAAAATTCAAATTCAACATTCTAAAGGTGTATTGAATTTAGGAGATAAGGATTTAGTTCAAGGTACTTTAACATATACAGAATCTAGCCAATCTGGAGAAGAATTTACAATAGGTTCCACAGTGGCAAGTGATATATCTTTTAGCATAATGAATAAATCTGAATATAAAAATATAAATTTCATAGGTGCTACAGTAATTTGTAACATAGGGCTATTAGTAAAAAAAGGGATTGAGGCTCACTTTCTACAAGTCAATCAACCAAGTACAATGAAAGGCTTTGAAGAAAAATGGGAGTATGTTCCCTTAGGTAGATTTAATATTGATGATGCTCCTAGACAAAGAAATACAATTGAGATAAAAGCTATAGATAATATGATTAACTTAGATTTGCCATATAAGTTATCAAAACTATCTTATCCTGCTACTTTATATCAGATATATATAAATGCTTGTAATGTATGTGATATATTACCAGGAACAACTTCATTCCCTAATATGAATTATATTGTACAGAAAAGACCTGATGGAGATTTAACCTTTAGAGATGTAATAGGTTATGTAGCTGAATTGAGTGGTACCTTTGCAAAGTGCAACAGGAATGGAGCATTGGAATTAAAATGGTATACTTCTACAGATATAGTATTAGGTCCTCAAAATAGATTTGATTTTAAACCTTCAGATGATACAGTTCAAATTAAAGGAATAATGGCTACTGTAGATGATACAACGTACCTTGCAGGAAATGAGGACTATGCCATAGATTTAACTGATAACCCGCTTTTACAGGGAGATTATAAAACCGTACTACCTAATATATTTAACAATGTAAAAGATACAGTATTTACTCCTTATACCAGTGATTGGCAAGGAAATCCGGCTATTATGGCAGGAGATATAATAACTCAAATAGATAGAAATGGGGAGAAATATAATACTTTAGTCACTAAATCAGTTTACAAGTATAGGGGGAGAAGTACTTTAGAAGGTAAAGGGTTGCCTGAAATATCACAAGGATACAAAGGTAGCACAAATAGAAAAATAGCTGAAATAAAAAGAAAAGTAATCGAAGAGGTAGGAGATACATTAACCAATTATGAAGAAGCCCAATTAAATGCTACTCAGTTGATGGCCAATATGCTAGGGGGTTACATGATTGAGGATGATGGAGTAATTTATATTGCCGATAGCTCAAACCTAGCCAATGCTAGTAAAATTTGGAAATGGGGAATTAATGGGTTTGGCTACTCAAAGAATGGTGTGAATGGACCTTATACTACGGCTATAACAGCGGATGGGTCCATAGTAGCTATGAATATTGCAGCTCATATCATATCAGCGGATATGGTGAACACAGGAATCTTACAGAGTGAGGATGGGAGTAGTTGGTTTAACTTAGATAATGGAAATATAAACTTAAAAAACCAACTATCATTTATAAACAACCAATTAACCCTACAGGGTAGAGTTATCTCTAGAGAAGGACGTTCTGAGATAGAAATAAATAGAGGGGGAATTCATCTTAGACATCTAGACTACCCTAGCTTAGGTGCAGATATCATATATAGATTAACTAATGATGGGGTTAGCACTTATACTCAATTGTATATTGACTCTAGTAGTATCTTATTAAAGTCTAACCAGAAGGGTATACAAATATTAAGTGAGGATGAAGTTGTTATCTCGAGCAAATCCAGTCTTAACCTTTCTCTGTCAAACAAAGGGTCTTGGCTAAACTTTAGGTATGATGGCGATGTAGGTTTACACTCTGGAAGCGACCTTGAAGTATGGGCCTCAAATGAACTATTAATAAAATCTAGGGATGGAATTAAATTAAGTACGGGGAAAACCGCATATTCTGATGGGTTTATAGAAGCTAGAACTACTACTTTAGAATTGTTTACTGCCTCTACTAAAATATCTGCAGCAAAGTTAGGGTTTTATGATAAAGACCCAATACCGAAACAATCTATTAAAGAGCCTGGGGGAACTAACTGGCCTCCATATGCTCAAGCAATTAGTTATATATTAGATGCTTTAGATAATCTAGGTTTAATAAAGAAAATTCCTGTGTAAGGAGGGAGATATATGAAAGCAATCAAATTAAAAGACTTAATAAAAGCAAATTCAGGAATATCTAAACTGGCAGATATAATACTTCCAAACGGGAAAGATAACTATAGAGTATACAAAATATTTAAAATTGTACAGGATGAGATAAATTACTTGGAGTCTCAAAAAGTTAAGATCCTAGAAAAGTATGGTACTAAACAGAGTGATGGTTCTATTACTATAGCAGCTAACCATCCAGATTACTTAAGCGCTTTAAAACTTCTGACTGAGTTAGGTGAGGTAGAGGTAACATTTCCCGAGGATTTATTAGGGGTAAGGATAAATCCTCTTGAAGCAAAACTATCTCCTAAAGATTTGTATGAGTTAGAGACCTCAGGTATTATTCAACTGGTAGAGGAGGAATAG